TTTGCGAAAGGAACATCAGAAGCTAAACAATATGCAGTTTCTTTTTATATAAAAACTAATGTAACTGGTAATTATGCTTTACAGATTACAGATGATAATAGTAGAAGTTGCTCACAGTTATATACTGTTTCAGATGCAAACTGGAACAGATATACAGTAATATTTCCAGCAGATACTACAGGAGCTATTGATAATGATAATACTGAAGGGTTGAGATTGACATGGCATTTGTTAGTAGGTACAGATAGGTCCTCTGGAACTATGAATACAACTTGGGCGACTACAACTAGTGCAAATATAGCTGCTGGTCAAAATGCAAATGTAGCAAGCTCGACTTCAAATAATTGGTATATTACAGGGGTTCAATTAGAAGTTGGAGGTACAGTCTCAGATTTTGAACATAAAACGTACAGTCAGGAATTTGAAAGATGTCTCAGATACTATGAACAAATGAGTAGTTATGGTCTTTCATCTGCCTATTTTGCTGTTGGTTACAATGAAAGCACCACTCAATGTAATCATGGTCTTTTTTATAAGACATATAAAAGAGCAACACCAACAATAACAACTAATGGTGATTCCAACTTTAAAAATCACAACACAGGTACTTCCGTTGCTTTGAGTAACCTATCAATACAGGGTATAACACCAATGTCATGTAGATGTGAGGCACATTCAGGCTCTTCTGTTCTTAGTGATGGAGGTTGTTCTGTTTTATCTTCTTTTGACACTGATGATGCTATTATTAAAATTGATGCAGAATTATGATTAGCAAAGATTTAATTAAAAAAGCAAAATATTTAGCTACTGATGGTGTAAATAACACTGTTGAAGTGACTTGCAATCCTGACGATTGGAGATATTATGTTCCGATTGATGAAGCAAATACCGACTATCAGGAGTTTCTTGAGTGGGTAGCAGAGGGGAACACAGCCGAAGCTGCTGATTAACAATGGCAATTATTCCAGGAAAAAAGAATTTTACTGTAGATAGGAGAGCAGACTTTCCTATTAAATTGACATTTAAAGATTCAACTGGATCGGCAATAAATCTAACTGGATATACTGTTGCTGCACAAGTTTATGATGAATCACGTTCCACAAAGTATGCTGATTGGGATATAACATATACAGATAGAGCTAACGGAATTATTGATATGAATTTAACAGATACAGCCACAGCTACTTTTACTCCAAGTATTTTGTTTTATGACGTATTGTTAACAGAACCAGGTGGTAGCAAAAACTATTATTTAGAGGGTAAACTATTTATAAGTGAGGGTTACACAGCATGAGCAGTCCTAATCGAGTTACAGTCAGTCAAGTTTCTGATGTAGTAACAGTTGAACTGACCACGGCTGGACCCCAGGGTCCTGCTGCTGCTGGCTTTACCTTTGATGGGTCTGGCAAAGTAAATGATTCTATTGTTTACTATGATTCAAGTTCTGATACATTTAAAGCAGACAACACTACTACCAAACTTACACTCGTTGATGGAGGAAACTTCTGATGGCTAACACGATTAGGATTAAAAGATCTACAGGATCATCTGCACCAGGCAGTTTAGAAAATGCTGAATTAGCTTTTGCTGAAGGCAGTAAAAAACTATTTGTGGGAGTGGGCACAGGGGGGTCGGGAGGTTCCGCTACGACCATTGAAGCGATTGGTGGATCGGGTAGTTTTGCTGATTTATTTACGAGTAGAACACAGAATACATTTTTAGCTGCACCAAGTGGTAGTAATGGTGCTGCAACATTCAGAGCTATGGTAGCTGCTGATGTGCCTTCGTTAGCTCATACAAAAATAAGTGATTTTGATACAGGTGTTCAAGCAAATAGATTAGACCAGATGGCTGCACCAACAGGTTCAGTTTCACTAAATAGCCAAACAATAACTAACGTAGCTGACCCTGTTAACGCTCAAGATGCAGCGACTAAGGGCTTTGTAGAAGCTACTTCTCAAGGATTAGATGTTAAAGATTCTTGTGTGGCAGCTACTACAGCAAACATTACAATATCTACTGCTCTGAATAATGGAGACACGCTAGATGGTGTTACTCTTTCAACTAATGATAGAGTTCTTGTAAAAGACCAATCTACTGCATCTCAAAATGGTATTTATATTGTTGGATCGTCACCAGCGAGGGCAGATGATTTAGCTGCTGGTGCAGACGCAGCAGGAATGTTTACCTTCGTAGAACAGGGAACTGTAAATGCGGATAATGGTTTCGTTTGTACCAGTAATAAAGGATCAGCAGTTGTTGGAACAAATAATTTAACCTATGCTCAGTTTTCTGGTGCTGGTCAAGTAACAGCAGGAGATGGTCTAGATAAATCTGGTAATACTCTTTCTGTTGATCTCAAAGCTAATGGTGGACTTGTTATTGAATCTACTGAAATTGCTGTTGATCTTGCTGCTAGTTCTATAACAGGAACTCTACCAGTAACAAAACTAACTAGCTTAACTGCAACTGTTTCTGAATTAAACATTCTTGATGGAGTTACATCAACGACAGCCGAATTAAACATTTTAGATGGAGTTACTTCGACAACTGCTGAATTAAATATTTTAGATGGAGTTACATCAACTGCTTCAGAAATAAATGTTCTTGACGGCATTACATCAACTACCGCAGAATTAAACCTTATGGATGGTGGAACTTCAGCTACATCAACGACTCTTGCAGCAGCAGATAGGTTTGTTTGTAATGACGCTGGAACAATGAAACAAGTTGCTTTATCTGACCTAGTTACATTTTTAGAAGATGAAAGTGCATCTAGTTTCAACATAGATGGTGGATCTTATTAAATTTAGCTGTTAGGAGGCGAGGCCAATGGCTAATACAATTAAGCTAAAAAGAGGTTCTGGTAGCGATCCGAGTGCAAGTGATTTAGCTGTTGGAGAAGTTGCAATAAGAACAGATGAAGGTAAGTTATTTACCAAGAAAGATGATGGTTCTGTTGCAGAAATATCGGGTGGAGGAGGCGGTGCTACTGGTGGTGGTAGCGATAAAGTATTTTTTGAAAATGCTCAAACAGTAACGACAAATTACACAATAGGCGATACATTTGGAGCAGCTTGCAACGCAATGGCAGCAGGTCCTATAACTATAAATAGTGGCGTAACTGTCACTATCAACTCAGGCGAAGTTCTTACTATCGTTTAATTTATGAAAAGTCTTATTGAAAAACAAATTCTTGAATGGAAAGAAGAACTTGCAAAACAAGTAAAAACTAAAGATCAAGCAGAAAAAGTATTAATGGAAGCAAATAAAGCTATTTTAATGATTGAGGGTGGGATACAGGCGAAGGAGATGTTGTTGAAGAAGATCGAGCAAGAATCCCTGCCAACAGGTACAGTGGAGCTAAACCAACAATCAAAGCCAAAACCATCAAAGTAATTGGCACACTAACTTTTAGGAGGATTTCTCTAATCATGTTTCAAAAGATAGCAAATTGTTTGAGTATCATTTCATTTTTAATGGTAGCTTCCATGACTGCCACAGGAGTAATAGGTTACAAGTATGTAACTTCTGAAAATTTTAAATCTCAAGTTATGAATGAGATTTTAGGAAATGTACAGGGTTCTATGCCTAAAGTACTAGATAATGTAATGCCAGAGGCAACAGGACCATCTATACCTTTTATTAAAAAGTGAATTGCTGGCATTGTGAAACTGAATTAATCTGGGGAGGAGATCACGATATGGATGGTGAAGATTATCCATTAATGTCTGGAGAATATAGTATGGTAACTAATCTTTCCTGTCCTAAATGTAATTCTTTTGTAGAAGTTTATTTACCGAGAGATGCCTACGACTAATATACCTCGTTTTCAAATAAATAAGGTTGAGATACATGAAATACCTGTTTGGCAACCTTACAATCCAGTAATAAATGAAATATATAAACCTATCGTAAATATCCCTGGATGTGTAAGAGTTCATAGAAATAATTTAACTAGCCTTATTGATAACCCTAAAGATGAATATGGAACATATAC